TCATTTTTTCAGTATTTCTAATAACGTCTGTATCTGTCTATCCTTTTCCGCCAGCATATCCCGTACAAAACTTTCTGGCAGGGTATTGTTATCGCTGTTTACCTTGCTGTTTACATTATGACTGTTTACCACCGAGGCAGAAGTAAGCGACATTTCACCCCTACCACGCAGTAACCATTCAAGCGACATTTCCGGCAAAGCCTCAGCAATTAGTAAAATTGTACTTAACGATACCGCAGTATCGCTATTTATCTGGTTATTTAATGTTTTCTGATTAACCCCAAACTTTTTAGCTAAGCTGGTGGGATTTTCGTTATACGCTTCTAAAGCGGTGCGCAGGCGGTTTTTTACTCCAATTTCGTCCATTTTTCAGTTTATAAGTAAAATTCTACTCAAAAAATTTGGTAGATAAGTAAAATATTACTTCCTTTGCACCAACGAACGAGTAAACAAAGTCGTTAGCGCGTAGAAAGGGCTGCCGACCTGAGTAGGCCAGCCAACCAAACCAATTTATTACCGCCACAAAGTTAGGCAGTTTTTTCTATTGCGCCAACAAACGAACCAAGTTTTTTAACTGTAAAGTATTGAAAAATGGAACAAAAGAAAGAAAAGATTACCCGCGACTGCCTACGAGCCATGAAGATAGGCGATACGGTGGTGGTAGAGTGTAAAGACGGCTACGATTTGGATAGCCAGAAAAACACCGCTTATGCGATGCAGAAAATGGAAAACTGCCGGTTTGCCTGCAAATCGGACGGACTGACACTAACCGTAACAAAGCATGGTATCAGTTAGACCCGTGTGCGACCCGGATAGACGCTACAGCCAAAAGGAAGCGGCGGAGCTGCTGGGCGTTGAACGCCACACAGTCAGACGCTGGGAGGTTGAGGGCTGGATACGCTTCTATGTGCGCAAAGCCGGGCGAGCAAAGTTTACCACGGGCAAACAGATTATCAAGTGCTGGGAAACCACCTATTTATAAAAATTCAAAATTACGAAACATGAAAAAGGCATTTTACTATACCGTGCTTTTCGTGCTGGGCTTCATAGCCACTATCGGCATTTTTTCAGAACCGGAGCCAGCATTAGATACCGCCAGATGGACTGCCGTATTTGTCGTGTCCAAAGCGGTAGGCTTTACTGCCGGATATATCGCGTACCGTCTGATGGTGCGCTGGGAAAAAGAGGGAAAGATAAAGTTACCCGATGATGACGAAGTTTAATAACCCAATAAATAACAGAGTTATGCAACCAATCCAAATTAACGTACAGGTTAATATCGGACTTACCAGCGAACTATTTACGCTGCTTTCGTCCGTAGTGAACCGTCCGGCGCAGTTGGCGGAACTGCCAGTAGCACCGAGGAACAAGAAACCGGCGAAGCCTCAACCGGAGCCGAAGCCGGAAGTAACCAACCAGCCGACCCCGACCGATGGCCAGGCCACAGCGGAGAAGCCGGAACCGGCACCCGAAGCCCCGGCGGAAACTGCGGAACAGGAGCCAACCCCAGAACCCGAACCAGTGCCGCAGGCCACGGCTAAAGAGTACACCGAAGTAGATGTACGGGCAGCGATGGAAAGAACCCGCAAACGTATAGAGGGTGAGAACTACAAAGAAAAAACGGACAGTGAGGGGTACAAGAAATGGCACCGGGTACTGACCGGATGGTTTAAGAACACGGCGGCGATGTTTGGCGCAGAAAAGCCAAGCGCATTACCAGACAGCGAAAGCCGGGCTAAATTCATAGCGTGCTGCGATGCCGTACAGGTAAAAGGCGATGAACTAATAGAAGATTGTCCGTTTTGACCTATGGGAGCACACGCACTATTAAGCCCGTCCGCCGCGCACAGGTGGATTAACTGCACAGCCGCACCACGGCTGGAGGCGACAGTAGAGGACAGCGGCAGCAGTTATGCCGCAGAGGGAACATTAGCGCACGCCTACTGCGCAATGAAACTGAAAGAGTTTTTAGGCTTCGACATTTCCGATGAGGTGGCAGAGATAGCCGAACTGGATAGCCAATACCACACCGGGGAAATGGACGAATACACGGACACATACAAGACTATTGTACTGGAGAAATACAACGCCGCACGCACCAATGTATCGGATGCGCAGCTGCTGATAGAAACCCGGTTAGATTTCAGCAACTATATACCGGACGCTTTCGGCACTGCCGATGCTATCATAATCGCAGACGGCACTATGGAGGTGATAGATTTCAAGTACGGCAAGGGCGTTAAGGTATCCGCATACCGTAACCCGCAAATGATGATATACGCACTGGGCGCATACGACCGGTTTAACTTTGAGTACAAGATAGACCGGGTACGCATGACCATAGTACAGCCCCGTATCGACAACCTAAGCGAGTTTGAGTTATCCGTATCCGATTTGCTGGCATGGACGGATGAAGTGCTGATACCAAAGGCTAACGAAGCCTACGGCGAGAACGGCGTACAGGTGCCGGGCGACTGGTGCCAATTCTGCAAGGTTAAAAGCATCTGCCGAGTGCTTACTCAGAAATGCACCGGCGCAGCCTCAGAACACCCAGACCCGAAACTGTTAAGCCCGGAAGAACTGGCCACGGATGTACTGCCGATGCTGGCTACGGTTAAAACATGGCTGGCAGGCGTGGAGGATTACGCGCTGCAACAGGCGTTAAGCGGCGTACAGTTACCCGGCTGGAAAATCGTGGAGGGGCGCAGCGTCCGGAAGATTACCGACCAAGAAGCCGCAGCCGTGGCACTGAACAAAGCCGGATACAAGACCACAGAGATATACAAGCCGCAGGAACTGCGCACCATTACCGAACTGGAGAAGCTGGTAGGAAAGAAACAGTTTGCAGCTATCTGTAGCGACTATATCGAAAAGCCGCAGGGCAAACCGACACTGGCACCGGAAAGCGACAAACGCCCGGCGATAGACCCAGTAGCGGATGATTTCAAAGGCATAAATCTATGAGCCTATGCAGGTAGTATTTGATTTCGTTATGCAGCATCCGTTTTGGGCTTTGTATCTGGCTATCCTGCTGGGCATAGCGATACACGGATTTAGAAGCAACAAAGACAAATAAAGTGTTTAACATCAAAAATTTATAGCAATGATTACACCAGTAGTAAAAGAAACAAAAGTAGTTTTCGGCCCGTGCCGACTGAGTTACACCCACGTATTTAGCAAGTTTGCCCCGGACGGTGACACCGCCAGCGGCAAGTACATGACAAACGTACTGATACCGAAAGAGGAAAAGGAAACCATTAAGGCTATCCAGCAGGCTATCGAAACAGCCAAAAAATCCGGTATCGTATCGAAGTGGGGCGGCAAAGAGCCTAAAAAACTGGATATGCCGCTGCGTGACGGCGACACCGACAAAGACGATGACGAAGTATATGCCGGACACTTCTACGTAAACGCAAAGAGCAACACACGCCCCGGTATCGTAGACAAGAATAAAGCCCCTATCGTGGATGAGGACGATATATATAGCGGCGTTTGGGCTATCATGTCGGTAACATTCTACGCCTATGACGTAAACGGAAACCGTGGCGTGGCGTGCGGGCTTAACAACATTATGAAATACAAGGATGACGAACGTCTGGGCGGCAGAGCATCTGCCGAAAGCGACTTTGCCGACCTTGATATGGAAGATGACGAAGATTTGTAAGGGTATGAAGCAGATAGTAATAAAACTGACCGAAGAACAGCAGGCGTTAATCAAGTTATCCGCTACTGCCATAGATGCTAAAGCCAGCAAACCAATTATAGAGGCTATGGACGCTATGGACAGCGTAGAGATAGATTTTAACGAACTGCTGGAAAGCAAAGAAGAACAGAACCAAATAGTAGTCGCTATGGGTCTGATGGCTATAGGGAAAATCGCCAGCGACCTAAACGTATAACATTTGCCCGGTGTGGGTGCATCCTGCACCGGGCTATTAAAAGGAAACGATATGCAAGAGATATTATTAACCATAGCGGAGCGATGCCACGCGGCGGCAATAAAGCGCGGCAAGGATACTACCGGTGTAGGCTGCATCCAATCTTTGCGCATGGAACTGTGCGAATACTGGAAAGCCGCCGACAAAGCCACAGAAACGCCCGAATTTGACGAAATAATAGAGCAGGCGGGCAAACTATCGGATGAAGATTTTGCGGCTTACTATGGTGCTAAAATCCACAACACGGCGACCGATGAACTGGCCGACATTCTGATAGTGGCGGCTACGTGGCTGTGGGAAGCCAGAGCGGAAGCGGGCGACAATTTCCAGCCCGGCAGGTCTATAGATGTTATGCTGCTGACCGGTGCCGTGCAGTTTGTCTGCGGACAGATGGCAGACCAGCACGACATAGAGAGGCTGCGCAAAGTGGTTAATCTGAAAATGCGGTTTAATGAACTGAGAAAGGATTAACCGATGCGGGAGATAGGGATAGACATAGAAACCTATAGCAGCTACGATTTGAAAAGCTGCGGCGTTTACCGCTATGTGGAGGCACCGGATTTCGCCATACTGCTGTTTGGTTACTGCGTAGACGGTGGCCCGGTATCGTGCGTGGATTTGGCGCAAGGTGAACAGATACCAGCCGAAGTGTTTGCCGCACTGACCGACCCGCAGGTGGTTAAGACCGCATTTAACGCAGCTTTTGAGCGTGTTTGTATCGGCAGGTATTTTTTCGGCAAGCCATTAGACCCGGCGCAGTGGCGGTGTACGATGGTGCGGGCAGCACGCATGGGCCTACCGCTATCACTGGAACAGTGCGGCGAAGTGTTGAGGCTGGAAAACGGAAAAATGAAAGAGGGCAAAACATTAATCCGCTATTTTTCCACACCGACCAAAGGCAAACGGCATTTGCCAGCGGATGCACCGGACAGATGGGAGGTTTTCAAGCAGTACAATATCCGGGACGTTGAGGTAGAGCAGCAGATATTAGCCAAAGTGCGCAGGTTGGAACCGGCGGAGTTTGACGAAAGACTGTACACGGTAGACCAACGGATAAACGACCGTGGCGTGCTGCTGGATAGGCAACTGGCTGAAAACGCTACGCGCTTTGATGATGAATATAAAGCGCAGCTGCTGGAAGAAGCCAAAGCCCTAACCGGTATGCCGAACCCAAACAGCCCGGCGCAAATCAAAGAGTACCTGCACAGGGCTACCGGTCTATCCATTGACAGCCTAAACAAAAAAAATCTGGATGATATAGAAAGTCAGCTAACCTACTGGCCAAAGGCACAGAAAGTTTTACGCATTAGGCGTGAAATGGGCAAAACGTCCACAAAGAAATACTGCGCTATGCTGGAGTGCGTCTGCGATGACGGACGGATACACGGGCTTTTGCAATTCTACGGCGCAGCCCGTACCGGACGATGGGCAGGCAGGCTGGTACAGGTGCAGAACCTACCACAGAACCATTTGCCCGATTTGGACTATGCGCGGACGCTGGTTAAGGCAGGCGATTTAGACGATTTCGAGCTAAACTACGCTAACCCCACTTATGTACTATCCGAACTGATACGCACGGCTTTTATCGCAAAGCCCGGCTGCACATTCCATGTCTGCGACTTTTCGGCGATAGAAGCACGGGTAATAGCGTGGCTGGCTGGGGAGCAGTGGGTATTGGATGTATTCCGTGCGGGCGGTGATATATACTGCGCTACCGCCAGCCAGATGTTTAAGTGCAAGGTAGAGAAGCACGGCGAAAACGCAGAGCTTCGACAAAAGGGAAAGATAGCCGTATTGGCACTGGGCTACGGCGGCGGCGTGGCTGCGCTGGAGAACATGGGCGGTAGCCGTATGGGGCTGAGCCAGCAGGAAGAAAAAGACATTATGACCCGCTGGAGGTCTGCAAATCCGCGCATAGTCAAGTTTTGGACTATCATAGAAACCGCTGCTGTGCGTGCCATTAAGTACGGCGAAGAAGTGACCATTAACCGGGGCATAGTGGTATCGTATCGCTGGGGTATGCTGCTTATTACCCTACCGTCCGGGCGCACTATCTGTTACCCGCGTGCCACTATCGGAGTGGAAACCGGGGACGGATGGAGAGGCGACCACGAGATTATAGAGTATGAGGGACTGAACCAGACTACGAAGAAGTGGGAAAAGATACGCACCTATGGCGGAAAGCTGACCGAGAATGTGGTACAGGCTATCGCCCGTGACATTCTGGGCTATATCATTCTGAGAGCCGACAAAGCGGGGCTTAATATCGTATTCCACATACACGATGAGATAGTGGTAGAAGCGGAACCGGGGCAGACCCTACAGGACGTGGAAGCCATTTTTTGCAAACCTATTGGCTGGTGCCGGGATTTGCCGCTGAAAGGCGCAGGTTATACGACACCATACTACCTAAAAGACTAAGAATATGACAGAAAGACGATTTTTAAGATTTTACTACGCCGCTATAAAGCGGTACGGTGATAAACGCTGGACTGCACACCACGATGTAATAGAGTTTAACCCTAACTACACGGTGAGCGTTAGCGGTCTGGAGAAAGAAGATTTTGACTACAGGGACGATAAGCCCTATGTAGTGGAGTTATCCAACGGCACTAAGTTTCTGTGCTTTTTCCACGGCTTCGGTGACGGGCTGGAGGATGAGATACTGAGCGCACGGGGCGAAGCCGCTAACAGCTATGTAGGCGATGAGTGCGTAGCGAAAGTAAAGAAGAACATTAACAAATTAAACCAGTATTGATATGTGCAAATTAACAAATGAACAGATGCTGCGTTACTTCATATTTAAGGATTGCGGCTTTGATGAGGAAATAGCAAAGAAAAGTTATGATTTCGTGATGGGTAACGAACCGGAGCCACAGCCGGAGAGCAAACCGACTACCGAACTGGCAGACGGCATTTATCTGATGTACGGAAAAACGGCTGTGCCATATACCGGGTATGAAGTATCGAAAGACGGTAAGGAGGGCTGCACGGGTATAGGCGTAAAATTCGGCGGCAAATCACTGGTAGTAGCATTAAACGACATTAGCGATGACGATATAGAACTGACAACCAAGCAGGGCGGCACACGTTTCATTACCGACTACCACCAAGCCGCAGAGGACATGGACGGCAAAGCCGCCACAGACGATATACGGGACATTCTTAACATGGGTATCGCTGATGATGAGTATATACCCAGTCTGGGCGAACTGTATTTCATGCTGGCACACTTTACCCGGATTAACGCTGCACTGGAAGCCGTAGGAGGCGAACCGCTGCGTAATGATTGGTACTGGAGCAGCACGCAATACAGCGCGACCTACGCGTGGCGTTTGTACCTCACCTATGGCTACGCGTACGGCAACTCTAAGGCTACGCACCAGAACAGGGTTAGGCCCGTTTCAGCATTTTTACCCCTAAACAGTTAATCTTTAGCAGTTAAACTTTAGCCCGGCGAAAGCCGGGCATTAAATACCCAGATATGAAATACTTTGCTTCATGCAGTTTTGGAAAAGATAGCGTAGCTACTGTGCTACTGGCTTTGGAACATAACGAGCCGCTGGATGAAATTCTATTTACGGAAGTGATGTTTGACCATACCAGAAACATATCCGGTGAAATACCGGAGCATATAGACTGGATACATAATACAGCCATACCACGATTTGAAGCTATGGGAGTGAAAACACGCATTTTGCACAGTGTCCGGGATTATATGTATTTTTTTCAAAACACCGTAGGGGGGGAAGCACGTAGGCAAGATATACGGCTTTCCGCTGGCTGGCAAATGTACCATAAACCGGGACTGCAAAGTAAAGCCGATAAAACAGTATCTGCGGAATTTGGGCGAAGATGTTACGGAGTATATCGGCATTGCAGCTGATGAACCGAAACGGCTGCTACGACTAAACGACCGCAAAATATCGCTGCTGGCCAAATACGGATATACGGAGGAAATGGCAAAGGAACTATGTGTAAAACATAACCTGCTATCCCCTATTTACCGGATGGATACACGGGGCGGCTGCTGGTTTTGTCCTAATGCCAAAATATCCAGCCTATCCCGTCTGCGAAAACTGCACCCGAATTTATGGCAGGAATTGGAAGAACTAAGCCACACACCCAATCTGTGCAGTACCGGATTTAAGTACGGATTAACGCTACAGGAAGTAGCACTGAAAATAGATAAATTCGACAAAAGACAAAAAGAAGCTATGGAGATACGAGAAAAACAACTGACACTATTTCCCGAATTAGACCCACCAACGCCGGGGGGGGGTGCTATGTAGCATAGACCACGACCGACCCAGACGGGCAAAATGGCGGGTGTATTTCAAAAATGGAAATTACCGTGATGTCTGCGGCTGGTGCCTAAAAAGGTTTAAGGACGGCGGCGACTGCGCCGGAATAGTAGACAAAATAGAAAAATTATAATCTAAATATGGAAACTAATAACAATAGCCGCGAGGATGAAAAACCGAGAAACTGCGGTAACTGTGCGCTTTGCATACATACCTATATGGGCAGTGAGTGCAGCCTAACTGACAATGCAGTAGATGATGCGCAGGACGGCGGTATAGACTATATCCCGGAGGACTGAGCTATGGACGAAAAGGATTTGAAAAGCATATCTGCCGACATATCGGCGGAGCAGCTGCACAGGCTGTACGACCGTCTGGACGATGAGGCGAAGCCATACGCGCTGCGTGTGGGTACAAGCCAAGAAAAGCACAGGACGGTAACAATCTACTGTGACGCAGAAAATGTGGCGTATTTCCAAAACATTATAGACCATGAAATTTAAGCTGAAATATGATTTTACGATAGATTTAGCCACAGCGCACAGCCGGGTATCGAAGAAGTGGCGTAACCGGCACTGGCAATGGTCTGAACTGCTGGAGCGGTGCAGCGAAACGAAGCGCACCGGGGAAACGGCGGCGGAATACGCACGCATGAGCAGGGAGGAACAAAGCAACGTAAAAGACGTGGGCGGCTTTGTCGGCGGGTATCTGAGCGGCGGGATACGAAAGAACACAAACGTACTGTACCGCAGCGTAGCTACGCTGGATATAGACTACGGCACGGTAAACGTCTGGGATGACTTTACTATGGCCTTTAATTTCGCCGCGATGCTTTACAGCACGCACAAACACAGCGAAGCTGCACCCCGGTACCGTCTGGTATTTCCACTGAGCCGACAAGTGACCCCAGCGGAATATGAACCAATTTGCCGGAAGATAGCGGCAGAACTGGGTATAGATTTATTCGATGATACCACCTACGAACTGCCGCGACTTTTCTACTGGCCCAGCACGTCCAAAGATGCCGATTTCGTCTTTGAGTACCAAGACGGCCCGGCGTGCAACGTAGACCAGATACTGGCCCAGTATGTAGACCCCTACGATGTCAGCGCGTGGCCGATGTCAAGCAGGGAGAACACGGTAATAGCGCATGAGATTAAGAAAGCAGGCGACCCCACGGAGAAACCCGGACTAATCGGCGCGTTTTGCCGGGCCTACACTATAGAGGAAGCGATAGAGCGGTTTTTGCCAGACTGCTACGAACCGACAGGCACGCCGGGGCGGTACACATACAAGCTGGGCAGCGTGGCGGGCGGTCTGGTGTGCTACGAAAACAAATTTGCCTACAGCCACCACGAAACAGACCCGGCAAGCCGCCAGCTGTGCAACGCTTTCGACCTGTGCCGCATACACCTGTACGGGGCAAAGGATGAGGGCAGCAGGGCTACGGACGTGACCCGCAAACCGTCTTTCGCGGCGATGCAGGAAATGGCGGCGGCTGACAAGAACGTAAAACTGCTGATGGCACGGGAGCGCAGCGCGTCCGTGGCTGATGACTTCGGCGATGTGGAAATGCCGGAAGATTATAACGATGAGTGGAAAGCCGAACTGGAGTACACCAAATCCGGCAAACTGCTGTGCAGCATCCAAAACATAATACTGGTGCTGGAAAACGACCCGGCACTGAAAGGGCGCATTACGCACGATGAGTTTACCGGGTACGATGTGATAACGGGCGGTCTGCCGTGGAACCGGCAGGCGGCACAGTGGAGCGACCGGGACGATGCCAATTTGCGCGTATGGCTGGAACGTAACTACGACATAACCGGGAAAGACAAAATATATGACGCTTTGGCGGCGATACTGACCCGGCACAGCTACCATCCTATCCGGGACTATCTTAACGGGCTGCACTGGGACGGCACGCCACGTCTGGAGCGGCTGATTATAGACTATATCGGCGCGGAGGACACGGAACTAAACCGCACCATGACGCGCAAGCATTTCACTGCGGCGGTAGCCCGGATATTCCAGCCCGGATGCAAATACGATTACTGCCTAATCCTCACAGGCCCGGAGGGTGCCGGAAAATCTACGCTGCTGGGCAAGATGGGCGGCAAATGGTTTAACGACAGCATAACGACCACGGAGGGCAAAGAGGGCATGGAGCAACTGCGCGGCGCGTGGATTATCGAGATGGGCGAACTGGCAAGCATTAAGCGCAGCGATGTAGAGAGCGTGAAAGCCTACCTATCCAAACGGGATGACAGTTACCGGGCAGCATACGGCAGACGGAAAGAGAACCACCCCCGGCAGTGCGTTTTCTGCGGTACGACAAATGAGGCTCTTTTCCTCAAAGGCGACAACGGGAACCGGCGTTTTTGGGTGATAGCCGTAGACCCCGCACTGCGCAAGTACCGGCACTGGCAGGAGGCGTTAGACCGTGACCGTGACCAGCTTTGGGCGGAAGCCGTGGAATACTACCGCAGGGGTGAAAGGCTGTATCTAAGTGACGAACTGGAGGCGCAGGCACGCCAGCGGCAGGAAGCATATAACGATGACAGCGACGACCCGATAGTGGCGATGCTGTACAAGTTTCTGGATATGAAACTACCGGCGGACTGGCCCACGCGGGACATACCGGACAGGCGCAGGTACATACGCACACCAGACCCGTTACAGGCGGACGGAGTGGAAATGCGCAGTCGGGTATGTGCCGCAGAGTTTATCTGCGAACAACTGGGCAGGGAGATTTCCGACAAAGAATTTAAGTACCTGGCCCGGCGAGTAAACAAGCTGATAGACGCACTGCCTAATTGGGAGCGAGTAAGCACCAGCAGGCACGCGGAAAGGTGGTACGGAACACAGCGGGCATTTAAGCGCATAAACAAGGCGGAAAATGAAGAAGATATTTAGTAAACAAACTGGCATTTGTAAACAAAAACATGGAGGCATGAAAGGAAATAATAAAAGCGGAAGTGTAAACACGATTTTTTTGTTTACAGACTTGTTTACAAGTTTTGTTTACAGATAAAATCCTAAATAACAACTACTTATGTTATTTGTAAACGAAGTAAACGATAAATATATAGAAAGTAGATAAGTAATGTAATAAAGAGATATAACCCCACTTTTACGCACAAAAACGCATATCTGCACACGCGTAAGGGGTATTTATAGAAAAACCAAAAATTTTGTAGACAATGAAACGGAGCATAGAAAAGATAGTGAAACACGCCGAAGTATCGGAGAAAGCGATAGAGCAGTATTTGACCGACAGCGTGAAAAAATTGGGTGGTATCTGCTTAAAGTACACTAACCCCGGCATGGTAGGTTTTCCCGACCGTGTTTGCTTATTGCCGGGCGGCGTTACCCTATGGGTGGAACTGAAAAGCAAGGGGCAGCAGCTGCGTACCATGCAGCGCATACGCATATCGCAGATGGTGCATCTGGGCCACTTAGTCAATGTGTGCAAGAGCAAGGAGGATATAGACGAAATGTTAGAACCCTATAAAACCAGCAGACCATGATTTTTAGACCATACGAGTATCAGAGTACGGCGATGCAGTGGATTATCGACAAACCCCGGTGCGGTCTGTTTCTGGATATGGGGCTGGGAAAAACGGTAATTACGATGACCGCCATACAGTGGCTGATAGACGGCTGCGAAATTAGCCGGACTTTGGTAGTGGCTCCGAAAAAGGTAGCCGAAACCACATGGAGTACGGAGGCGGAAAAGTGGGAGCATCTGCACGACCTACGGGTGGTTAAGGTTATCGGCACTGAGAAACAGCGGTGCATGGCTTTGGCGCAAAAAGCCGATGTGTATGTGACAGGGCGCGATAACTTTGTTTGGCTGGTGGGCAAATATGGTGGCAAACTGCCGTTTGACGCACTGGTTATAGATGAACTGACAAGTTTTAAGAGTGCCAAGAGCGAAAGGTTTAAGGCGATGCGCATAGCCCTACCGAGCGTTAAGCGCGTTATCGGTCTGACCGGAACGCCCGCACCAAACGGGCTGATAGACTTATGGGCGCAGATGTACTGCATAGACCAAGGCGAACGGCTGGGCAAATCCATCACCAAGTACCGGGAAACCTACTTTGAAACGCATAAGTGGAATAACATAATAGTCCGCTGTGACGTGAAAAAAGGCTGTGAGGATATTATACGGAACAAGATAGCCGATATATGTCTATCCATGCAGGCAAAGGACTATTTGCAACTTCCGGAAATGATTACCCACACGGTTAAAGTCTATTTGAGCGACAAGACGATGGCGGCGTACACGAAGTTTGAAAAGGAAAAGGTTTTGGAGTTTCAAGAGGAACACAGAAACGAGCCTGCAAACATTCTGGCAAATTCCGCCGCCGGGCTGATGAACAAGTTAAGCCAGTATGCTAACGGTGCTATCTACGATGAGGATATGCAGGTACACAGCATCCATAGCGAAAAGTTAGACCGACTGGCAGAAATAGTGGAAGCCGCCAACGGCAGCAGTGTATTAGTGTTTTACCAGTATAAACACGACATACCACGTATAACGTCCCGTTTGAAAGGCTATGAGGTACGGGTATATCAAGGCGAAAAAGACTTGAAAGACTGGAACGCCGGAAAAATAGACGTGCTTTTGGCGCACCCGGCAAGTACGGCGTATGGACTGAATATGCAGCAGGGAGGCCACTATATTGTGTGGTTTGGCACCGGCTGGAATTTGGAACTATACCAGCAGGCAAATGCCAGACTGCACAGGCAGGGGCAGAAATACCCGGTTACTGTGTACCGGCTTATTTGTGCAGGTACAGTAGATGAGCGTGCCAGTGCTGCTTTGGAGGGGAAAAAGAGCGTGCAGCAAAGTTTATTAGACAGCCTTAACTATTTAATCCGGAAACACAGTGAGCAATAGGAAGCGCGTAAATATATCGTTAGACCCGGAAACCTACGAAAAGCTACAGCAGGTGCAAAGGGAACACAAGTTTAAGAACCTGTGCGAAATGCTGACCGCATTAGCGCATATTCTGATAGACCGTATGCAGGTGGCGGAGCAAAGGAAATACGACCTACCGGAAGATGACGGGCAGTATATAGACAGTATGTTTGATGACTTGAGCAACACACAGAGAGTACCGGACGGAACGGTACCAGTTAGGCATAATAGTAAGAAACTTAGATAGCATATATGACTATGGCAAAGGATAAAGATTATAATAAGTTGATACACACGGTTAAGTGGCTGCGGCTTCGGCGCGATACACTGACAGCACACCCGCTTTGCCAAAGGTGCGAAGCTGAGGGAAGAATAACACCGGCTACGGAAGTACACCACATACGCCCGGTGGAGGAAGCTATTACTATGGCTGACAAGATGCAGCGTATGTATGATGTACACAATCTACAGGCACTATGCCACGACTGCCACGTTAAGACACATACGGAGTTAGGCAGATGCGGCAGGGAGGCGACACGCAAACGCAACGCAGAGCAGGTGCAGCAGGTGATAAAAAAATTTTTTGGCTGCGGTTGAGTTTGGGGCCGGGGGTGGTTTTTTAATCGGGGGTGTACCCCGTTAAACCTCGCCCCCAGTCTTGTTTTTTCGTATGTAAAATTTTGGAAATGCGGTACTTTGGACTAAATCAAACAAAAAACGAATAAATATACAGGAAAAATGGCGAAAACTGTAAATGAGTATAAGATGGAGATAATCAAGGTGCTAAAAGCGCACCGGCTGTATAGCAAAGGTCTGGATATGCAGGTTTTATCATTAGCCAGCGCGATGCGTAATTTGGAGATGGCTAACGAGCAGATAGACGGGCTGACCGAAACGACAGTTTGGGAAAAAACCCGCTACGGTGAGAAGCTGGCACCGCACCCGGTTTTCAAAATCGCCAAAGAGGCGCAGGAACTGATAACCCGGCAAATGAAGTCTTTAGGATTGACCGCCGAAGATTTGGCCGGTGAGGTTGAGGATGACCCGCTAGCAGACCTTACAAAAAAACTGACCAAGAAACGCAAGCAGCCAAAGATAATCAAACCCGGTAAGACTGAATGACAGAAGAAGAAAAAGACAGGCTGAGGCAAGCCAAAGAGGACGTAACCGGGCTGCTGGCTGGCACCGACATAGACAGATACCGGCTAACCGAAGTGGATAGCCGGTTAGATGACTATGTGCGTGAAGTGGCGGGCAACCCGGATGCGCACAACCTATATGAGCAGCTGGCAGTAGCCCGGTTTTTTCATTTGTGCGATAAGTATGGTATCAATGCTACGGAGGTGTGGCAGTTTTGCGACTTCTACGAAAGTCTGTATTTTCCCGGTAAGGCCGGGCAGCAGCGGTACAGGCTGACCCCGGTACAGTATTTCCAGTTTGCCAGCATCTTTGCTTTTTGGCAGGACGGCAGGCGGGTAGTCCGGGAAGTGGTGCTGTGTGTACCGCGAAAATTCAGCAAAACGACCGGCACAGCGTCTTTGGCCATATATGATTTGCTGTATGGCGATGCAAATGCGGAGAGCTACACAGCCGCCAACAGCAACGACCAAGCTAAAAAATGCTTTGACGTGATACGTGGCTGTATGCGGAAGTTAGACCCAAAGGAACGCCGGTACGTTATCAATGAGCAGACCGTAAAAAGCAGGCGGAAAGACCGCACGGCATTTGCCCAGTGTCTGACAGCCAATGCCCGGACGAAAGACGGGCTGAACGCCAGTACGGTTATCATGGATGAATTTAGCCAAGCGCGGGACAGTGAACTGCTGACCGTGCTAACTACGTCTATGGGTGTGCGGGAAAATCCGCTGACCGTGATAATAACTACTGCGTCCGATGTATTCGATGGCCCATTTTACGAAATGCTACAGGGCTATAAATCCGTACTGCTGGGTGAGTATGAGGATGACAGTTTATTTGCCCACATATTCGAGCCGGATTTAGACGACCCGGAAGATGAGGAAAGCACATGGCGAAAGGTACACCCGCATTTAGGGGTAACGGTTAGTCTGGACTTCTACAGGCACGAATACAAAAACGCGCTGCGTAACGGCAGTGAAGCTATGCTGGCTTTTCGTACAAAACTGCTTAATACCTATGCCGAGAATGAGCAGCGCAGCTGGATTAGTAGCACGCTGGCCCGGCACATAAGCAGACCGATAAGCATAGACGGTATCAAAGGCAGACCGGATGCGATGGTAGCCATAGACCTAAGCGAAAGCGATGACTTTAGCGCGGTGACGATGGGAATGTATGACCCGGCGCATAAAAATTTCTATTTCCATACCGCCTACTTTTTCCCGTCCGGCGCACTGCCGGGACACCCAAACGAAAAGTTGTACAGGACATGGGCGGAAAAGGGATTTTTAATGCTGACCGATGGCGATGTGATAGACTACCGGCGCATAGTGGATTACGTGCTGTACCTTAACCAGCACGTCCGGGTACTGGGTATCGGCTATGACCCGTGGAAGTCGCAGGAGGTTATTAATATGTTGGCTGCGTCCGGTGCCGGTAATGTGATTAAGGGTGTGCGGCAGACCTACGGAATGTTTACTGCGCCGGTAGAAAGTTTTGAGCACGGAGCAAAGACCGGGCATATATTCATTAACGACAACCCTATTAACGCCTACTGTTTTGGTAACGCCGTACTGGATAGTGACAGGCTGGAGAACTGCAAGCCTATCAAGCGGAAAGCGAACCAGAAAATAGATGGCGTGATAACAAAGCTGATGTGTTTAAGGTTATTTATAGATTACGAGCGGTAATTTTTCTGTGATTTTAGGCAAAAACGGGTACCAGTTACCCGTTTTTCTGTGTAGGGTAGAAGCATATTATATTTTTCGATGGGTATTTTGATTAACATACGGAATTTGTTTAGGCGCAGCGAGCCTGCACAGGTAAAGCAGGAACCGGCGGAGCGGACACCCCGAACCGGTGGCGGCTTTCCTTTGCTTGCATCTGCTAATGCGCTTAATATAGCGACCGTTTACCGCTGTGTTAATCTTTTGGCAGACAGTGTGGCGATGCTGCCAGTCCAGTATATGCGCAAAAAAGGCGATATTTTCGTGGAAGACCGCAGCGACCGTATGCACTATCTGCTGAACGTGCAGCCGTGCGAATGGCTTTCGGCTGTGGATTTCTGGCAGCAGGTAGTACGTTATCTACTGCTGAGGGGAAACGCCTACATAGTGCCGGTCTATGACCTGCTTACTATGTCAGTAGCGCGTCTGGCACTGGTAGACCCTACGACCGTGGCGCATGATACGGTTAATGACACGTACACAATTAATGATGTGTATGCAGGCATTAGTGGCGTGTACGATGAAAGCGAGGTACTGCACATAAAGAACTACAGCGTAGATGGCAAAACCGGGCTATCCACCATAGCCTACGCACGCATAGCACTGGATATAACCAGTACAGGTGACCAAGAAACACTAAACCGGTTTGCCAACGGCGGTAACGTCCGGGGAATAGTCAGCAATGATAACAGCGTGCGCGGATTTGGCGAGTACCAAGACAAGGAACTGGAAAAGACAGCTACCGATTTGGATAGCAGGTTTAGGGGCGGCGAGCGCATAGTATCATTACCGGGGCAGGTGCAGTTTAGCCCTATTTCGTTAAGCAGTACGGATATGCAGTTTTTGGAAACGCGCAAATTTAACGTGCGTGAGATATGCCGTTTCTTTGGTGTGCATCCGTCCTTTGTGTTTGATGATACAAGCAATAACTACAAGTCGGCGGAAATGGCTAACGTGGCTTTTCTTACAAACACGCTTAATCCGATACTGCGTAAAATCGAAGTGGAGCTGCACCGGAAATTAGTAGCCCCGTCCCTGTGTTGCAAACGTAAATTCCAATTTGACCGGCGCGGGCTGTATGCGTGCGATTTGGATAGCCGTATTAAGTACCAAGCCCAGACGATAGCCGCAGGGCTGTACACGGTGAATGAATGGAGGCAGGAGGAAAACAAACCTGCTGTGGATGGCGGCGATACCGTGCTGGTATCCGCCAACCTAAAGAGCATAGAGGAACAAACCAAGCAGCCGGAACCGGAGCCAGCACCGGAGCCAATCCCGGCAGCTGATGAACCAGATACTAACCAGTCCGGAACTGAGGAACCGGACGAAAACGGAGATACAAGCAATGGCGAAGAATAAAAACACGGTAGTAAACCGAATACTGCACACCGTTACCGATTTGCGGGTAAGGGAAGCGCAGGAGGGCGAAGTAGCCAGTAGAACGATTACCGGCTACGCTATACTGTTTGGCGTGCCGTCCGAACCGCTGTACGCCTATGATGATGAGGAAGCGCGGGAAGTTATTGCGCCGGGCGCAGTGACCAAAGAATTGCTGGACGGATGCGATATAAAGATGACCATGTTTCATGATAGGCAGCTGATTTTAGCCCGGAGCAAAAACGGAGCCGGGACACTGACCTATGGCGTGGATGACAAAGGCGTATATTTCGAGTTTGAAGCACCTAATACAGTGGATGGCGATAAAGCATTAGAACTTGTTAGGCGGGGCGATATATCCGGCTGTAGCTTCATGTTTAGCACCCACTATTACGACAGCGCGTATGTATCCCGCGATGTGCAGAGGGTGGACGGTAAGACGGTAATAACCTACACGGTTAAAGTGATTACCGGAATATATGATTTTACGCTGGCCGCAGACCCGGCATATCCCGATACCAATTGCGAGGCGGAAGCGCGGGAACTGATTAAGGAATTGCGTACCCCAGAACCGAAACCAGAGCAACCGAAGAACAAAGAAGATAAGCTGCGCGAGCAAGTGCGCGAAATGCGCCGCGCTGCTGCGCAATTATTATAACATAAGTTTAACCATAAAGTTTTTTAGAGTATGCCAAAGACAACAGCAACGAAGAAAACAGTAAACGCACGCCAGTTAGTAGACAAATATCAGTCTAACTGCGACCGCATTAACGAAATTGCGGATTTGTGCGAAAAGGAGCAGCGCGAGCGTACCGAGGCGGAAACCACCGAGTATAACGCGCTGGTAAGGGAAAACCAGCTGCTGCAAATGAAGATGCAGGCACTGGCAGTAGAGCATCTGCGCGAAAATGCTACCACAGTGGAAGATGCTAACCGCATTATCCGCGAGAACGTAGCCGCAGGCCGCCAGACGCAAATTATGCTGATGCGTGATTTGGTGATGGTGGCTGATGTGACCACGGGCGGTATCGTGCCGGTGAAGATGCAGGACATTTTAGACCCGCTGGTAGAGGGGCTGATTTTGGATAAAGTCGGTCTGCCTATGCCTACAGGTCTGGCAGGTGATTACATCTGGCCCACCTACGAAACTGTGGAGGCAACGATACAGGGCGAGGGCGTGGCACTGACTGACACCGAAATTTCGATGTCCAAACTGACCGCTTCGCCCCAGCGTATCGGTATCGCTATCCCGGTTACACGGCAGGCGATTAACCAGACCGAGGGCGTGGTAGAAATGATTGTTAAGAAGCTGATGCCGCTTTCGGTTACAATGCTTCTGAACAAAATCATGTTTAGCCCTACGAAAGTTACAAGTGCTACGACACTGGTAGGCCCGTTTGTGGCATTAGCAAGTAGCCCGGTAGAAGTGAGTGCCGAACCTACGTTCAAGGATTTCAACAAGGTTAAGGCAAAGGTACTGGCTACCGGCGTTGATGGTGAACACCTTTGCTGGGTTATGACTAAGGCGCAGAAAGCTATCGCCGAGGCAACCCCGAAAGATGCAGGTAGTGGCATTATGGTTTGTGAAAACGACCATATCGCAGGTCTGCCGGTATTCACTACAAACTATATCGGTGAGGGCTTTATAGGTCTGGGCGACTGGCGTTACCAGCCTATGGGTCTGTTTGGCGATATTTCGTTTATCATTGACCCGTACAGCCAGGCACGTAAAGACGCTGTGGATTTCGTGCTTAATGTGAACTACGGCACTACCACGCTGCGCACAGAGGCTTTTGCGCTGGCAAAATGCAAAGCAGCAGGTGTAGGGGCGTAAGAGATTAGAACAAAGGTTTAGTTTTTAAGGCAGTTTGATTATGGCTACAGTGGATATAGCACTACTTAAATCACACGTCCGGGCGGACGACTTTAGCGATGATGACCAGTATTTGGCGCAGTTGCTGGAGGCAGCGGAAGAATATGTAACGACCGCTACCAACCGCAGCAGCGATGAACTGCTGGCTATGGGTGGTGGCGAGCATCTGCCAGCCACACTACAGCAGGCAGTTTTGCTGATAGCCGGACACTGGTACAACCAGCGCGAAGCCGTTAGCGGCGTGCAGATGGCGGAAGTGCCATACACACTGCAGGCCTTAATCAAACCGTATCGCAAACTGGTAGATGACGTTACGGAATGAGAGCGGGCGCACTGAAATACAGGTTAAATCTGCTGGAGCCTAAACGGGTGACAGACCGCATGGGCGCGGAAACGGTGACATACACCAAGACGCGCACCGTATGGGCTGAACGTGTGAGGGCTACCGGGAACATGAGCGAGGAAGTAGGCGAGCATTTCCCGAACTATACAGTAGAATTTAACATAAGGGATGCGCACCCGGTACAGGAAAACTGGAGAGTGCAGCAGCTGGGCGGCTATCTTTATACCGTAACGAATATCGTACCTAATCTGGATAAAGGGTATAAAACCCTGCTATGTGAAAGAGTTAATGAATAGCTACCATTATGGCCCAAAGCATAGACTACGACGATAAGAATTTGCAGCAGTTATTTGCTGAACTGGAACCGAAGCGCAGACTACAGGCGATTAAAGGCGGTTTTCGCAAGGAAGCCAACAAAGTACGCAAAGTGGCGGTAAACAATCTGCGTAACAGCGTCCATTCTAACAAGGATTTGGAAAAGGGCGTGCGGTCTATCGTATTTAAGCGTAAAGCCGGTTTTCGGGTGACAGTCGGAACTAAGCGAGCGGGCAAGAATGGCAAAGGCGAAGCGGGATTTCACACTAACCGGCAAGGGCTTAAAAAGCCTGTGTTAATCTGGGTGGAAGAAGGTACTAAGGAGCGAAAGACGAAAAGCAGTGGCGGCAAAAGAGCCGCACGGCGCAGGTCTGCGCACCGTACCGGACGGATGAGGCGTTACGGCTTCATGTCCCAGACACTGAACGGAGTACGGGATACCGTTACAGCTGATATTCATAACATGGTAACTGATAATGTTTTTAGAGTAGCAAAAAAGTATGGCTGTAAGTAAGACAAGTTTAAGCGCGGGTGAAATAATCCGGTCTATCCTTATATCGGACAGCGAGGTATCCGCACGGGTAAAAAAGGTATTCCCGGTGGTTGAGGACAGCGCAGAACTGCCGTATATCGTGTACAGGCGTGCGCAGCTGGAACAAACGCCGGTTAAGTCCGGGCGGGGTGCTGACACGGTAGGGGTAGAGATACTTTGTTATACGGAACACTATACGGAGGGCGTAGAACTGGCAGAAGCCGTGCGCGGCGCACTGGATGGGAAACAGGGCGAAGTAAACGGGCTGGTTATGCGCAGCTGCTATTTGTCAGACAGTGAGGAAGCATGGCAGGATGATGCCTATGTACAGCAACTTATGTTTAATGTTAAAATATAGAAAAGATTATGGCTAAGACTGGATATTGTAACGGTAGCGATATGCTGCTGTATGTGGGCGGCAAAGCGATAGGCAGCTGCACCAGCCACACTACTACGTTTAACAGCGAAACCAAGGAAAGAGCCGTAAAGCCCGTGGCCACTGCGGCTATGGCAAGCGGCCTTTGGAAGAAGAAAGGCGTGGTGGGCTTGTCCTATAGCATTTCCGGCGAAGGACTTGTATTTTACGACGAAACCGAAAACGGCTACAAATCGCTGTTTGCACTGTGGAAAGCCGGTGCGTCGGTTGAGGTTAAGTGTATGGAGCGCGAAAGCGAAACCCCTTATTTGGTAGGTAAATGCGTTATCGCGTCGCTGGAGCGCACAGACCCTGCGCAGGATGACAGTACATATAGCATTTCGCTGGAAAATGACGGCGAGCCTACCACACTGGACGAAAGCGCAATTACTGAAAACACACCGGAAGAGTAAACTAATAGGATATGGCAAAGATAGAAGTAACGATTAATGGCGTGGCCTATCCGTGCCGTCCTACGATGGGGGCTATGCTGCGCTTTAAGAAAGAAACTGGCAAGGAGGTTACGGAAATTACCAGTAACAGCCTTACCGATTTGTGTACATATCTGTACTGCTGCGTGGCTTCTGCGTCCGCAGCTGATGGTGTGGATTTCAAAATGTCGCTGATGGATTTTGCCGATGCGCTCAACCCGGAGGAAATGACCGCATGGGCAAACCAGATGCAGCAGCAGAACAACGGTACGAATGGCGATAATGCGGATGGGTTAGAAAAAAAAAGCTGAAGCCCTACGGCATATTTGATTTATTGGGTATCGCGCTGGGCTGCATACGGCTAAGTTATGATGATTTCTGCAAATTGGACTTTGAGGAATTTGCGGCAGTCTATAAAGCCTATGCAGAGCAGCGCGATACTGATTTTAAGGACAACTGGCAACGGATGCGGCTATTAGCCACGATAGTTATACAGCCGCATTTGGATAAACGGCATAAGGTAACGCCGGAAAAGTTACTACCGTTTCCGTGGGACAGGGCGAAAGTGGAGGCGAAGAAGAAACGGAAAGATATAACGCCGGAGCAGCAGCGCAGGCGTATGGAGAATTTGGTTAGAAAATTAGGTGACGAACTAATATAAAGATACTATGGCGGGCAAAAGCACTATTAGTATAACATTCAGACTGGACGGTGACAGCAAAGAGTTTAAGGAACTGACCACCGATGCGGCGGGGCTTAAAAAAGTCCTACAGTCCGCAATCGCCCCGGCAGAGAACCTTAAAAAGTCACTGATAAACTGGAGCCAAGGCGTACAGGCAATAGATGCCATTACGAACACGGTTAGTACCGTTTCGTCTGCTTTGTCGCAGTTTTCAGACCGCATGAAAGGTTTGCAGTCAGCAAACATAGCGATAACACAGCTGACCGGGAAAACAGGCGAGGAAATGGTAAAACTGCGCAGCAAGGTACAGGCGGTATCTGAGCATTTCGGTACGGATTTTAACGAAACGCTGCGGGCGGCAAATGCACTATCCAAAGGTTTTGGTATCAGCATGGAGGATGCTATGAAGCTGGTACAGGACGGTTTGGTTAGCGGCGCAAACGCGGGAGGCGATTTTATCGATACGGTCAGGGAATATCCGCGCTATTTCAAGGAGGCCGGACTATCGGCAGAGGATTTTATAGCCATAACCACCAATGCCGCACAGCAGGGCGTATTTTCCGACAAGGGCGTGGACGTTATCAAGGAGGGTAATTTGCGTATCCGTGAAATGACCACTGCCACGGCTGACGCGCTTAACGGTATCGGCATATCTGCTGAGAAAGTACAGGCGGATTTGCAGGCCGGAAGTATAACCACCTTTGACGTTATGCAGATGGTTGCGGCGAAGCTGAACGAATTACCCGCCAGTAGCGCAGCCGTAGGCACTGCCATAGCCGACATTTTCGGAGGCCCCGGAGAGGATGCCGGACTGGAGTACATAAAGACGCTGGCAAACATACAGCTAAACATGGATGCAGTCAAGGCGGCAACGCAGGGAACGGCAGAGCAGCAGGAGCGGCAAATACAGATGCAGGAAAATTTGAAAAACGGATTATCCGGTTTAATTGATTTGTCCGCTATCTATACCGATGTCAAACCCTATGTGGATTTGACCGCACAAATCGGCATGGCAGCTATGGGTGTCGGTGGGCTGATTAAGACGGTAAAGGCTATGAATGTGCAGCAGGCGATATTAAAGACCCGCATAGTGGCTGTGGCTGCTGCGCAGAAAATGGTTACTATCGCTACTACTGCGTGGACTGCCATACAAAAAGTGCTTAATCTGGTACTGACCGCCAACCCGATAGGCTTAATCATTACCGCTATCGGCGCACTGGTGGCGGGGCTGATAGCCGCTTATAAAAACTGCGATGGTTTTAGGAAAATCGTAGATAAGGTTTGGGAAGCCATAAAACCGCTGGCAAACGCTATAATGAATGGCCTGGCCAAGGCTTTCGAGTGGCTGGTAGAAAAGTGTAAGGAGGCGTGGGAATGGCTTAAAAACATATTGGGTTTGGGCGGCAAGAAAGTGGAGGTGGCAGTAGATGTGTCGCGTCCTAAGACCGCAGCACCTAAGATAGATTTAAGCGGTGGCAAGACGGACACGAGCAGGTACAATTATACGCCTACCACCACGAGCGGTAAGGGCGCAGGAAAAACAGAGCCGGTGTACAATGCCGCAGCGGACAACTTAAAAGAATATAACGAAAATATACAGGCACTTAATAAGGAGTTGCAAACCGCGTCACTTGAAAGAGCCGCTGAAATAAACAAGGAAATAGAACTATGGCAGCAAAAAGTCGATGCGATAGAAAATGCAGGAAAAGCGGTTGAAGATACGACCGAGGATGTAAATAATTTGGCTGGTGCGTATGATAAAAATGCAACGACATTAAAAGGGTTTGAGGCGAATATACAGGCACTAAACAAGGAGCTACAAACCGCCTCACAGGAAAGAGCAGCTGAAATAAACAAGGAGATAAAGCTGTGGGAACAATACGCCAATAAGATAAAGGAGGCAGGAAAACCGACAGAAGTAAACGAAAGCGCGAACACGCTACAGGAGATAGGCGACAACATTAAGATACTTAACGACCAACTGCAAACCGCCACTATAGATGAAGCCGCACTTATTAACCGGCAGATAGAGGCATGGAACGAAAAAGCCGATGCGATTAGGAACGCCGGAAAGGAAACCGAAAAGGTATCTATCAGCACTGGTAAGGCTTTGGAAAAAGGCTGGGGAGGTATTAAGAGTATCGGCAGCAGCATAGAGGGCATAACAAGCGCATTACAGGGTAACGGCAATGCGTGGCAAACCGTTACGGGCATAGTGGATGGTTTTCTGGGGCTGTACCAAGGATTTCAAACGGTAATCCAGATTATCGGAACGCTGACTGGGGTAACTAATATGCTGACCGCTGCGAAACAAAGCGAGGCTATAGCCACTGCCACGGCTTCGACCACGGCAGTAACGGGTGCAGCGCAGGAAATGGCAGCATCTGCGGCACTGGCAGCGACAAAGAACGTAGAAACGACTTCTAACGTGGCTGCTGCTGCGTCCGGTGCTTTGGCGGCACATTCCGGGATACCGTTTGTCGGTATCGCTTTGGGATTGGCCGCTGTGGCTGCTATTATCGCCGCTATGGCCTCACTGCCGAAGTTTGCAAAGGGCGGTATAGTTTCCGGGCCTACTTTGGCTATGGTTGGCGAGTATGCAGGAGCCAGCGGAAACCCGGAAGTTATTGCGCCGCTGGATAAACTGCGCGGTATGCTGGCACAGCCCGCCAGCATGGATTTTAGCAAAGTGCGTTTTGAGATTAAAGGGCGCACGCTGGTAGGGATATTAGAAAAAGAAAGCGATTTAATTAAGCGTAACTGATATGAAGTATCTACGATATATGGGCGAATTTGTCAGCGTGGCAGGCGTAGTTTGGCGCGCTGAAATTTTGCAGGAAGCAGATGCAGCATTTGATACTATAGGCAGTTTGGAATTTCCGGCAGATGAGCCGCTGGTTATCGAATGGGGCAATAAGAGCAAAGAGGAGGTTATTTGTAGCAGCGTGGCAACGCTTAAAATAATCAGCCCCGGCGATAGAACCTATGAAGATTTATACAGCATAGAAGTAGGGCGCGTAAGGCTGGATATTTACCGTAACAATTCGCTGTACTGGAGTGGCTGCATAGATACGGAGTTTTACGAAGAACCGTATGAAATGCTGAACGGTTACGAAGTAAGTTTGACGTTTAGCGACTTCGGCGTGTTGGATAGGTTGAAATACGATTTAGCCGATATGCAGACTTTGTACGCCATAGTAAATTACTGCGCCGGCCGGTGTGGTATAAATTGCGGGGGCATAGATGATAGTTTGATTAGTACGCAGCTAACAGTGTCCGGCAGCGCATTAAATCTTAAATCATTAAAAGTGCGCAGCGATAATTTCTACGATGAGGACGGCGAAGCCTCAACGCTGGCGGAAGTTATCGAGGGTATTTTACAGCCGCTGGCACTTCGCATGATACAGCGAAGCGGCAAAATTTATGTGTACGACCTTAACGGGCTATATAACAAAGCGTCCGTGAAGCAGATAGTTTGGGATGGCGATAGCCAGACTTTAGGAACGGACAAGGTTTATAATAACGCAAAAATAACATGGAGTACCTACGCACAAAGTGGTAATCTGCTATCTGATGAGTGCTGGGGGGATATTGAAACCGATGCGTCCTTAATGGCATTAAATAATTTGGCTGGTGGAAATAAAGACGGGGCAAATTATTTTTCATACCATTATAGTACCGTTTTGGATGATTGGATAGATGCCACAGACTGCGGATTTACTATTTGGACGGCTACGGAGGGAAAAAACGCCGAATTAGGAAGTAATGTACGTTTTTTCAAGATAGTACCGCAATACGATGGAACAGATAGCGAGGGGATAGCAATATATTGGAAGTCTGTACGAGGTGTGAAAGTAGGAAATAGTAGTAATTGGCACGCTGAATTTTCGTCACAAGGCCACGGAGAGGGAGCGATACCAGCAACTTCTATAAATAGCATAGGCCCGGCTTTGTATAAAACAAATAAAGTTTGGATACCGCCAGTCGATAACGCTAATAAATTGGCTGTGCGTATTAGTATAGATATGCTTTTAGACCCACGGTTTAACCCGTTTGAAAGTGCATCTAATCTGATGAGATATGTAGAGCAAAAAGATTGGTACGACCAATTTAATATCTACGGTAATTTTATCTATGTCCCAGTTACTATTAAATTCCAGCCGGACGGAAGTAACACTGTATATGTCTGGACTAACAAGAATATAGTAACAAGAAGCATAAGCAGCCCAGTAACAACGCTTAACGGAACGTATGGTCAGTGGGTAACATACATAAATGATGATAATCCTAATAATTGGGGCTATCTATGTTACTACGATGCGAAAGACCACGTAGATACCAGCGGTGTATTAGGATGGAAGAAAAACAGACCAGCCATTAATCCACACAGAAACCAGTTAATATCCATACTGGCTAATGCCGAAGCCGGGCAGTACATACCATATCCCAATTATGGCGGCAAGGGCGGTAAATTATGGGTGGAAGTGCGCGGCGCAGGTTGGTATATCGTAAATGAGGGTACGGATTTGGCGAACAGCGAAAACGGCCCAAAGGGGCTATGGGGTAAGATAAGCTGGATACTGATGAAGATACCCGAAATAGAGATAATGAACAATACCCAATTTGACCAAACGATAGACACCAGCGATGTAGAATACAATGCCGAAATAAATGCGGCGGCAAAAGAAGCTATAGAGTTAGACACCATTTGCGGCACCAGCGTAGACGGTGTACCGATGGCGCGGGGGGCATATTTTAATGCTGCGGATGGAAAACAGATTAAGCAGCTGACCCGTGCCGGGCGCACTTCGCAGGTGGAAGATTTGCTGATAGGCACACTGTATAGTCAGTTTGGGCAACGCCGCACGACCCTATACGGAGAGGCACAGATAGCGCACGACCCTATAGCCGTCTATAAGGAAGATAACCAAGGCGATAAGCGGTTTATACTGGTAGAGGATGTACAAGATGTGCGGATGGATACCAGCGAAGCCACATTTATAGAATTAAGACCCGATGAATATACCCGTAAAGATTAGATGTTATGGCAATATACGAATATAAGCTAAAGACGTATAAACGCGGCGCACGTCCGCGCAGTGAACGCCTACGGGAACTGGGCGGCGAAAGCGGCGGAACGGGCGGCAGTACGGTAGTAAATATCAGTGGCAGCGGAAATATAGAAAGTGCCACTGACCACACCCACGCAAACAAAAATGCGTTAGACCAAATTACTACGGACGCTAACGGCTATCTGTATCTGACCCAAAACAAGGAGGTACAAGATGAAGAGGGTAACGATATAATAGAGCGAATAACCAAGAAAGTAAAAGCCGGTTTTGCCGATGTAGCTCACGACCTAAGCGAGGACAGCCCGGTTAGGAAGCAGTTTTTATCCCGGTTGGCGGATGACGTGGCCAAAGGTAATCTGACCTTTGAAAAGATGCTAACTGTGCTGGGGCTTTCCGTATTCAAGTCCGGGGCGCAGTTTGGCGAGTTTGTAAAATCGCTGTATGCCGGTAAGGGCGCAGGGATAGACGAACTGGGAAACGCTGAATTTGAAAGCGTCCGGGTACGCAGTTATTTTGAGTGCATGGAGTTAATAATAAACCGCCTATCTGCCATAGAGGGCGACCAGTTATTAACGGAGGCGGACACCATAGAGAGCGTGGACGATTTGGGCGATAACTGTTACGGCCTGCATCTTAAAAGCAAGTGGGACGGGTATTTTACAGCCCAGTACCCTAACAACGTGCTGAAAGGTATAATTAACACGCTGGCGACCGGAAGCGGCGTATATTATACCAGTTGGATGCGGGTAAATAGCGTGAACACGGCTAACAACTATATCGAAGTAACGCTGTATCCGGGTGAGGAAACACCGGCGGGGACTAATTACCCACCGTGCGAAATGATGAAGATAGCCCGGTGGGGAAACCAGACAGATACCACACGCCAAAGCTGTATTTATCTATCCAGTACCGAGGGGCGGATAGTCCGGCTGACCGGTGTAACAAAGCCTATCATAGATAGCACTAATTACGGGGCGACATTTGGAGAACTGCCGGAATTTCTGCGCGAATTGGATTTGCCGATAGCAGAGGGGCAAGACTATCTGTATGCACGTGGAATAGTTGTACAGGATATAATACGCATAGATTATCAAGGCAGGCCGGTTAGCGAAATAGTAGACCGTGGCCAGTGGAGTGCTACAGGCGATTATTACTGTGAAGCCGTAAACCCGAACACGGGCAGATATGAAATTTCCGATGTGTGGTATAATGGCTGTAAATATAGATGCACCAAAACCGGAACGACTACGGCCCCTGCATGGAATAATACAGACTGGGCGATGGTAGAGGGAAACCCGGAGTTTACGGTAGATTTTGCAGAAACCGATTATCTGTTTGACCCGGATAGGTTTGCTTTGACCCTAACTATTATAGCGAAGCTGTACAACATGGATATAACGGCTGATATTCTGGATGCGGATGTACAGTGGACGCGCTACAGCGAGGATGCAGACGGTAACGAGCGTGTAGCATCCGATAATGCGTGGGCGTTAAAACACGCCGGGGCTGGCAAGTCTATAGACCTAACCGTAGAGGATTGCGATTTTAACGGGTATGTGCCCAAAACACTAAAATTCATAGCGACAGTAACGCTGCGCGATGGTATGGGTAATGAAGCTGGTACCGCAAACGCAGTTTTCCAGTATTAATAGAAAGGATTATATAGATATGAAAAAGATTTTAGACTATTTCGGATTAGACGGATTACTGCATATTATCTGCTGTATGGTGATAATGCAGCTGTTAGGTAATTTTCTGCCTTTGTGGGTGGCTGTTTTGATTACTGCCGCTATCGGTCTGGGAAAAGAATTTATTTGGGATAAATGGCTAAAAAAAGGCACATTTGAAAAACGCGACCTGCTGGCAGATGCAGTAGGCATTATTTTAGGTCTAATTTAACCGGCAGTGCGTATGAAAACAAGACGGTTTGATTTTAACTGGAAGCCACTACAGCTGCAAATATCATTTTCTGTAGATGGCAGCGTGCCGGATAAGCAGAACTACAGCACCGATACGCAGGAATATACGCCGGATTATACGCTGACACCGTTAATAATCCAGCCTATCGTATCCGTGATAGACAAAGACGAAGTGATAGGCGCAGGGCGCATTAACCACGCACTGACAAATGTCCGCTGGTATGAAAATATCAACGGTACGCAGACGCTGATAGGAAGCAGTAACAGTAATTATGAAATAACTACCAGTGGCGGTAGCGCAGGGCGTATCAAGGTGAAACGGAACGCAGAGCCGAAAGTACCTATTACGCTGGTATTCTATGCCGAGTACATAGACAGCCGCACCGGGCAGGTAATGATTATACAGGGCAGTTATTTAATCAGCTGCGGCAGTGCATCCGACCAAGTGCGGGTAGAACTGGACGCAGCCGACCAGACGGTATTTAATCCGCTGGCAGACCCGCAGACGCAGACCGTCAAGGCCACAGTATGGCTGGGCGATAAGCTGTGCGATGCCAGCAAATATGCGCTGGTGTGGGAAGTGCTGGACGGCAGTACGTGGCGGGCTGCTGAGAGTGACACCGTGATGGATTACGACATAGCCGTGAATAGCAACGGTACAGTAACTATTAACCGCTGGCTGATGGGTACGGAAATGTATCTGCGGTGCAGGGTGAAATACAGTGCAGATGGCAACCCCGGCAGCGTGGCTTTGACCGATGCCAGCCCACAGGCTATAGCCAGCTTCATACGCCGGATACCTAAGTATGAGTTTGATTTTACGGGTGTACCGTACAATATCCCGGCAGGTCTGCTTAACGTAGCACCCACAGCAATTATCCGTACCACAAATGGGGAAATAGAGAACGCAGAAAAAGAACTGTTACCGCTGTGGTATATCGCTACGAATAAAGCCAGCGGTAGTTTAAGTTATTCACTGGTGGCGCATGGTATCAGCCCGATAATCCCTACGGCCAAAATGGATGACAATTACGGCGGGGTAATCGGTCTGGACGTGAAAGACAGAGGATATGCCGGAGCATGGGAAGATGCGGCAGACGATGCCATATTTTGTGATGCGGACGGTGCAATTTTGATTATTCATTAACTAACTAAAGAATATGGCACGATACATTAAAGCTAACAGCAAGGTAGCGGAATACCTTAAATTAGAGAATGACCGTAACAAGGTCACAGACGGAAACTATCTGCTTTGGCAGGCTGATATGCTGGCTTTCGGCAGGCTAACCGAACTGCCGCAGATATTGGAACAAATCGGCGGACTGGCACTGCAAGCGCACGAAGCGAGGGAAGAACAGGACGGCACGGTAGTTAGAAAACTGCCTATAGCGACCGACCCCCGGTTTGTCGTAGAGGAAGCCGCAGAGCAGCCGGGCAATGCCGACACGCCTACGGATGCGCCGGAAACCGACACGGACACAGAGGCAGGCGAAGAACCGGCACCCGAACAGGAGCCGGAAAGCCCGGAAAATGGGCAGAGCGAAACAGAGCAGCCCGTAACTGAGGAACCGGGCGAAGTGACAGACCCAGAACCGCAGCCGGAAGCACCCGAAGAAACCGGGGAAGAACCTACAGAAGCCGTTACCGGCGATGATGAGGAAAAGACAGAAACGACCATTAACGAAGAAACGGAGGCTTAACTATGAGTACAGCAAGCACCAGCAGAACGATTAAGTTTATCAGCAAGGCGGGAACATATACCGCCGTGATTATGTCGCCTAACGGCGATTTGTACCAAGAGTACGAGGGGACGCCCAACGATGCCACAGCCGTTTACCCGGACTTTACCACGCTGAAACCTATACTGTATTTCGTCTGCACCAGCAGCCGTGTAGCGGAGGGAGTGGCAGACCCGGACGCGATGGAATACTATTTTAACGACCAAAAGATTTCATTTAGCGGCGGTGTATCTACAGGCACATTTGCCGGATATTTCAAGACGGTAGCACCGAGCGGCGACCAGCTGTATTACGGTCTGCAAATCCTCAAAAACATAGCGGCACTGGCTGGCTACGCACCTGCTGTTATCAAGATGGTAGCCACTATCAGTTATGGCACGCAGAGCGACCAGATACAAGCCACATACACTATCCCGATACAGCAGGCTACCGGAAGCAGCTACCGTGTGACTATCGCAGCAGGCGATACTAAGAATTTCGTTATAACCGACAAGGGCGGCAGCTGCATATTAAAGGCTATGGCATACCAGAGCGGTAACGCACTATCCAAGGGCTTAACGTATGTATGGGAAAAGATGGGCGCGACCGGCTGGGAAACGCTGACCGGCAAGACTGCGCAGACGCTGACCGTGAACGCCAGCGACATTAACACCTATGGCGAGTACCGGGTACACGTCTATCGTGACGGTGCGGAAATAGGCACGGACATACAAAGTGTGATGGATGCCAGCGACCCTTACGACATAGACCCGCACCCCAGCCCGGAAGACGAGGCGATAACGGAGGATACCAGCGGTAACGGGCAAGTGACCTATACGCCAGTGGTAGTTAAGCGCGGCACGTCCACTAAGGCACTGGATACGCAGTTTTATTTCGTGCTGAAAGATGCGGCCGGCGTGTATCTGAACACTGACCGGGACACACCGAAAGCCAGCCAGACCGTGACACGCGCCCACTGCCAGCAGGCGGGCGGCGATGTATCAGTTACCATTACGAGCGTAAAGTAGTACGGCTATGGGTGTAAGCAGAACACAGGTAGTTAAGTTTATCCGCAAAGGCGACCCCGGCGACAAAGGAGAGCAGGGCGCGACACTGCGAGGCCCGCAGGCGTGGAGTGACTGCGCCGTGGGCTACGCTTTCCAAGCCGGTAAGGTTGGCGAGCAGTGGATAGATGTAGTGCTGTATAACAACAATTACTACACCTGCAAAAAGTCGCACACTAAAACAGCGTCCAACTATCCGGGAAGTACGACTGACCGGAATAATGGTTACTGGCAGTTGGGCGACAAAATACAGTTGGTGGCGACAAAGATACTGTTAGCCGCATACGCGCTTGTTGAGAATTTAGGGGCTACCGCTATTGAGATGAAAGATAGCAGCGGCAATGTGGTTTTCAAGGCAAAGGACGGTAATATAACCTGCAAGGTAGGCACGTTTGAAAATATCAAGGTGATAGGCTCACTGCGTAACCCCTTTGCCTATGTCGGCGACAGCATAACCAGCGACTATAATGATAATGTGGCTATGCTGAGTAGCGGCGGCGGATGGATAAATGCCTATAGTCTGCCGTGGGATACGAAGCAAAGCGGGCGGCGCATAACCATAGTAAACTACAAATGGGGCAGCACTATTTCCGAGGGGCAAGCGGGCATAAGCGCACCAAGCGGAAAGTATTTTTATGAAAACGGAGTATCTAAAAATAGCCTGCTGTTATCCCGTGAAGCCGTAGAGCTGATGGGATACGGAACATCTACGCAGTTTTACGGCTGGGTAGTGATGCGGCGTATAGATATGATGACCAGTTACAGATATGGAAAAGAGCTAAAAATTTTGGCTTTCGGGTCTGTAACTTCGGCTGGTGGATTAACCTATACGTCCTTTGACAAATCTACGCTGAGAGTGACAAAAAACGGCACAGGACAGTACACCATTACCATGCCGTCCGGATGGTTTTATACTGCCAGCAATGTAGGCGTAATGCTGACAGGTGTAGGATATTCATCCGGAAGCTCAGAAGCACCGATTAAAGCTACTTTGATTTCCCGAACTACCACGCAGTTAGTCATTAAAACGTCTGACGATGCAAGCGTGAACGATGGGGCATTTGATTTTATGATTTTCAACAAAAGCGATTGGAGTACCATTTAACAAGTTAAGAATATGGCAACGAAGAAAACAAAAACTTTAGCAGCGGTTACGACAGTAACCAGTATGAGCGCGTCACAGTACATACCGCTATCCGATGGCAGCGGCAACGTGACAAAAATAACGCTGGCAAACCTCAAAGCATCTTTGCTGGGCGGTTTGAACCTCAACGCAATGAATGACGGCGTATTTATCATGTTTCACCGCAAGAGCGATAATTACCCGCTGGCAGTCAAGCCGGACAAGTGGGCCAGCTACCAGAACAGCGGCGAGATAGCCGAAGGCGTTATGGTGGTAGAGGGCGGCAAAATTCTGGTTGTAGCCCCTACGGAAGCTACGCTGTACTGGAGCAGTGCCGCAGTCAGTGCGGGCGGCAAGACCACAACCGACCGAGAAACGGCACTGAATGACTGGACGGGAAAGACCAGCACAGCTGCGCAAATTACGCACAACGAGTGTAAGACGGAAAGCTATGCGCCGGGCTTTTGTGCATCCTATGAACGGGTGAACGCCAACGGGCAGGGACTGACAGCGGGGAAATGGTGGCTACCATCACTGGGCGAGCTGATGATGATTTATGCGAATATGCGCAAAATCAATTATGCGCTATCGCTGATTAACGGAGCGACCCAGTTAGCCGAAACGTGGTACTGGAGCAGCACCGAGTACAGCGCGACCAACGCGTGGTATTTGAACCTCTACGATGGCAGCGCGGGCGACTTCACTAAGGCTACGTACCAGGGCAGGGTTAGGCCCGTTTCAGCATTTTTACGTTAGTTGTTAATAGTTAGACTTTAATCTTTAATGTGCGGCGGTAGCCGCACAAGACATAGAAATTTCCTTTTACCTGCTACAGTGCAAAATTAGAGATATGAACAAATCAAAACTGGTATCAAACACGCAGATATATTTAGACTGCCGCAAATTGTTAGACGAAATTCTGGATATTACGCCTAACTTTCCGAGAGCCTACAAATTTAGTGTAGGCAGCAAGATGCACGACATAGGCGTAAATCTTATATCCGAAATATCGGCAGCTTATATAAACCGGGATAAGCAAACCCGTATCCAGCATTTGGTAAATTTCCAGTCACAGCTTGAAGTATTGAAAACTTTGCTACGTATAGCAGGTGAAAGGAAATGGATATTAGGCAGAAGCAAGCACGCAAATATTATCGAACTGACGGACGCGATAGGCAAACAGTCTACTGCGTGGAAGAACTCACTATTAAAAGTTATCAGCATGGATAGCGAGTAAATGCCAGATTTGGAAAGTTACGACTAACCGAGCGTGCAAGTTATCTGTAAAAATGGGCTGCGCACTATCATTTATAGTTAAGACCAAGCAAGAGCGGCACGGAGTTGCGAGTACAGCGCGACCAACGCGTGGAATTTGAACCTCAACAATGGCAACGCGAACAACAACACTAAGGCAACGAACCAGAACAGGGTTAGGCCCGTTTCAGCACTTTTTCAGATGAACCGACACACGAAGTAAGATAAAAGGATATGGTTACTACGGACGGATTGTTAGAAGCATATTATGACTGCCGCAAAAGCAAGCGGAGAACAGCCAGTGCCATTATGTACGAAATAGACTACGGTAGCAAGTTAATAGCACTTCGCGACCGTATAAATGACCGTGCCTATCGCCCCGGTAAGTCTATCTGTTTTGTCGTGACACGTCCAAGGTATCGAGAAGTATTTGCGGCTTCTTTTGAGGATAGGATAGTACACCACTGGATAGCCCTACGGCTGGAGCCGCTTTTTGAAGAAGTGTTTAGCCCACGCACGTTTAACTGCCGGAAAGGCAAAGGGCAGATGTACGGCGTTAATATGCTGTACAACGACATTAAGGAGTGCAGCCAGAACTACACCCGTGACTGTTATATAGCGAAGCTGGATTTGCAGGGCTTCTTTATGTCTATAAACAAAGCTATGCTGGCTGGAATGATAGACAAATTTATACTGGAGCGTTACAAAGGCAGTGACATAGAAGATTTGCGCTTTCTATGCCGTGTGGTTATCCTGCACAGTCCGGAAAAGAGCTGCGAAAGACATAGCCCACTGCACTACTGGGATTTTCTGCCAGCAAACAAATCGCTGTTTACAAACGGCGAGGGTCTGGGCGTGGCGATAGGTAATCTGTTTGCGCAGCACTTCGCAAATTTCCTGCTTAACATTCTGGACTGGTACCTGCTAAATGATTTGGGCTTTACCTATGTCGGCAGGTATGTAGATGACTTCTATATACTGGATGCCGATAAGCAGAAGATTTTAGCAGCCGTGCCGAAAATCCGGGAACTGCTGGGCAAATACGGTCTGACCCTGCACCCGCATAAATTCTATATCCAGCATTACACTAAAGGCGTAGAGTTTACCGGGAATGTGGTTAAAAAGCAGCGGATATATGTTTGTAACCGCACGCTGAAAAACTTTGTTATGGCCGTGCGAAGATTAAACCGGGCAGAAACCATAGAGGAAGTAGAGCACGCCGTTAGCAGCATTAATAGTTATCTGGGATTTATGCGCCATGCCAACGAATACGGCAAGCGGCGCAAGATATTAAAAATGCTGGAGCCTCACACATTCCGGTGGGTCTATATCCGTGGCCACTTTGAAGTAGTGGCAATCAAAAAGAAGCACCGGCGAAGAACAATAACCCTACAGCGCATAAGAGATGGAACATATTAACGGGCAGGAACCGGAAGCGGTGCTGCGGCTTTCCGAGTTAGACACCGAATTAGTACAGGCATTAGCCAAACACTGGCTGGTAATTGTGGAGCAGCAAAATAACGATATAGTATTAACGCTACACACTATGACGAATGAAAGAAGCATTAACGATAGTAGTTTCACTGATAACTGCGCTGGGCGGATGGGAAGCGATTAAATACCTGCTGAACCGGAAAACTAACAGCCGAATAGCGGAGGCCAACGCATTTAAGGTAGAACGGGAGGCACTGATAGAGGACTACAAACGCGTACAGGGCGAAGTAGACAAACTGAAAGAACAGGTAGCCAAACTGTACACGGAAATAGACACGCTGAAAAATGACAGGCTAAGGCTGATACAAGAAAACAACGAGCTGAAATTAGAACTGAAAGAGGCGGAAAAGCACGTTTGTTTACAGCCGGACGATAAATGCCTACAGCGACTTAATCCTAACGACCACTGCCGACTACGGAAAATTTTGCGCGGTGAGTACACCAAAGACCACCCGGACGCAATAATAACGGAAGAAGATATGATGAAACCTAAAAAGGAGAAAGAAAATGAGAAAGATAAACAAAGTGATAATCCACTGTAGCGCGACCCCGGAGGGACGCGATTACACGGTAGCGGACATAGACCGCTGGCACCGGGAAAGAGGATTTAACGAAATAGGCTACCACTATGTAGTCTATCGTGATGGAAGCGTACACGCCGGGCGTGATGTTGCCAAAATCGGCGCACACTGCAAAGGACAGAACGCCGACAGTATCGGGATATGCTATATCGGCGGCATGACTGCTGACAACAAGCAAGCAAAAGACACCCGGACACCAGAGCAGAAAACCGCACTGCGTGAACTGGTGGCAAAACTTAAAACCGAATATCCGAACATAACCGTACACGGACATAACGAGTTTGCAAACAAGGCGTGCCCGTGTTTCGATGTCAAAACACAACTTTAGAGCCTATGAGATACTTAACAGCACTAATAACCCTACTGATGCTGGCAGGCTGCGCCAGTACGCGCCGGGCTGTGAATACCTACCAGACACAGCAAGACAGTACGTATAACAGCGTACAGCGATTAGACAGCCTGTTTAGGGTAATGATGCAGCGGGATAGCATCTATCAACGCGACAGCATCTATATCCGGGAAAAGGGCGACACGATAACCAAGTATGTAGAGCGTATCAGATACCAACTGGAAAGGCGCACAGATACTTTGTACCGTGACCGGCTGCGTATTGATACGCTGGTAGTAGTACGCACAGACAGCGTGACCGTGGAAAAACCGGTATATATCGAAAAGCAGATGAAGTGGTACGATAAGGGCTTTATCTGGGTAGGCCGTCTGTGCTGTTTGGCTGCTATACTTTGGGCTTTATTCCTATATCTGAAACGAAAGTTTTAGTTTGTTACACATTACACATTTTAGCCGTGCAAGCCTGTGAGGGTAAGCGCGGCTATTTTATTCCGTGCAGCATCCAATCAATTACCCGGCGGTTTGCAGCGTCTATTTTGTCCCGGCTAAACTTGATATACACCCCGGTTATTTTAGAGCCGTGGACGTGGCCCAGTGCTTCACTGATGGTATCTTTCGGTATATCCAAGTCTGCGGCGTATGTCGCCCACGAATACCGCGACCAGTAGGAAGTAATAGCAGGCTCAATAGGCGACATTACCGGCAGATGGTTTTTGTGGTACTGCGCTTTGCCGCCTACCGTCTTAACCGGGCCTATCTTTCGCAGTGCGGCGTTTAGATGTGCCATATAGTCTTTGTAGTTGTCGTATTTGTCGAACGGTGCCAGCAGATGTTTTTTGCCCCTATATCGGTCTAATATGGCCTGCGTTTCCGGCTCTATCTTGATGCTGTAGAATTTACCTGTTTTTGCCCGGCGGTATTCTATCCTACCGTCCACTATGTTATCTTTTGTGAGTGCCGCCAAATCTACCATATTGATACCGATAAGGTAGAATGACAGCAGAAAGATGTCCCGATATTCCGTATCGTAGGCCGACAGCGACAGCCCGGCAAGTTGGCGCATTTTTTCCACAGGCAGTACCCGCATGGCTGTTTCCTCAGACGGTATGCGGTAGTTTCGGAACGGATAGTTTTGCGTTATATTTTCGTCCAGCGCATAGTTTATGACGTTTCGCAGATTGCGTAGGTGCATCCCACGGCTGTTTACAGACAGCCCGGTTAGGGAGTTATAAAAGCCGTCTATCCACAGTTTCGTTATCTTTTCAAACCGTATCTGGTACGGGTCACAGTAGGCGGTAAGTTTCTTTAGTGTTTGCTCAAACAGTGTTTTAGTGCCGCCGGATTTCATGCCTATAATCGTATCGAACAGCGTGCCGAGCGTAGGGACACCGACCGTAGGATTATCCAAATCCAAATCGGTAAGCATTTCCCGAAGCTGCGGCCCGGTAAGATTACCCCACTGGCCATTTTCCCGTAATTCCAAAATCCGGTTAGCTACACGGGTAAGCAGGGTATCCAGCACCGAGTTTATGCGCTTCGCACTTTTGCCGGTAGCCCGGCAGGTGGCAGCATCCCAATCCTCAGCAGATAGGAAAATGCCAGTAGCGAGGTAGAGGTTAGAACCGTACCCGACTGCGATTTGCACCGGATATGTACCGTCTTTGAGTTTGCGCCGGGTATCGAGGCGCAGTTTTGATTTTGCCAT